GGGCACCCTGATTGAGCAGGCCATCTCGGGCTATACGAGCCAAACCATCACCGATGGGGCCGACACCGTCTTGCTGATGACCAACGGCGGCTCTTGCACAGCCCGCAACATGTACATTGTGATGACCGGTACGTTGACTGCGGCGCGTAATTTGGTTTTGCCGACTAACAACAAGTTGTACTTTGTGTCCAACGGAACGGCTGGCGGGTATGCGGTCACGGTCAAATGCAGCGGCGGTACAGGCGTTTCGATCCCTGCGGGGGCAGCGGCTACCTTGGTGTGCAACGGTACCGACATTGCGATTGCCACAAATTATTTGCCGTCCTTAGCTTTGGGCGCTGCGCTTCCCGTTACAAGCGGCGGCACAGGCGTAACAACCTCCACAGGCTCAGGCGCAAACGTCCTTGGTACCAGTCCAACTATTGCAAGCCCAACACTCACCGGTACCCCCGTTGCGCCAACAGCCTCTGCTGGGACCAATACCACGCAAGTGGCGACTACCGCCTTTGTGACTTCGGCGCTGCAAGCGGCCTACCCCGTTGGCTCCATTTACATGAACGCTTCAAACAGCACAACACCAGCAACGCTGCTTGGGTTCGGTTCATGGTCGGCCCTTGGCGCTGGCCAGATGTTGTTGGGCGCAGGCACAAACAGTGGCAATACGTTTACGGCGGGGTCTTCGGGCGGTAACTACGCCCCCCAACTGTTGAGCCACACGCACTCGGCAACATTCACAGGTACTGCACTCCCAAATCACTCGCACACAATTGGTGGCGCAGGTAACGGTCTGGCAGAGGGCTCAAACGGCGGCGCTTGGTACAACGGTTCTTCTAGTACAAGCTCAGTCAGCGCGGGTACTCCATCAGGTTCCGTGTCTGTGGCAAACGCCACAAGCGGCGATCAAACATTGGGCAACTTGCCACCGTACTTGACCGTTTATATGTGGCAACGCACCGCCTAAGATGTGGACCCAATCACCCTTCTCTTTGGCGCAGTCGCTCTGGTCAAGCAGATCAAGGCTGGGTGTGACCAACTTCACGAAGGCCGCATGGCCATCGAAGAGTTTAAAAAGGGTGCAGAGCGTGCTGTCGGTGACGTCAAAGCTATTGCCAAGGAACTCACAGGGTTTTGGGGTTGGGTTAAAGGGCTATTGGGAATCAAAAGCGCAAGTGCGCCAGTCATCCAGCTTGCCACCGCAGCTCCTGTGCCCACTAAAAAGGTTCGTGCGTCCCAAGACCCCGAAGAACTGCAAACCCAGCTCATTGTTGACATTGGCCAGAAAATGGGTGAGTTCTTTGACATCCACCAAAAGCTCAAAAACCACTACGCGGACTTGGAAGAAACATCAGTTACAGTCTACGATCCAGACCAAAACGTCGCTAAAAAGGCAATGGAGCGCTCACTCGTTGAGCTGCAACTGGAGAACTTAAGCGTCGAAATCCGAGAGGCTATGGTGTATGCGCCCCCTGAGTTGAAGGACATATACACAAGGTTTCTCAAGATGTACGAGCGCATCATTGACGAACAGGAGTTTGCTCGGCGCGAGCACATCCGCAAAAGGAATGAAGCAAGGTGGCTACGCGAGGCAATCCGTCAACGTCGATCAATGCGTCTGGCGCTAGGGGTAACTCTGGTGGGGCTGGCGGCGTGGATGTGGGGCTTGCTGCTTACAGTGCGTCTAGCGACTCGGGATTCCATGCCATTTTAATTTTGCTGGTGCTCTTGTTTGCGTTGCTGATCCCGGCGGCGGGGTACGTTTGGTACAGGGCCCACGTAGCTCAAATGGCCATGGAACACACCCTGCGCAAGCTTCAACAGGTGCAGCGCGAGATGGAGCAAGCTAAAAAGGACAAGGAATGAGGTACGCTGTTTTGCTGGCTTTGTTGCTGGTCGGCTGTGAAGACCGCTACCGCTACCATTGCCAAGACCCAAAAAATTGGAGTGAATATGAGTGTAAACCCCCGCTCTGCGTTGCTACGCAAACTTGTCCAGAGTATTTCAACAAGCCTCAAAATGCGAAGCCAACAAACCCTTGAACAAAAAGACGCGGATACCAAGCACTTTGTCATCAGAACATTTGCTGTGTCCTTGGCTGGGATCATTTGGCTTTTTGGCTACAGCGTGGTTTTTACCGAACAACCACTGTTCAATGAGTCTCCAGTAGACAAAGCTATCTTTGGCATCCTGACTTTGGTGGCTGGCCAGCTTTTGCAGATTCTTGCTAACTACATCACAAAAGCACCGGTCGTTACCCCACCACCTCCGATTCCTTGCCCACCCGTATTGCCTGCACCTGTGCAAGCAGTTACAGTAGCACCCAAACCTCCTGTTGTAGTGCCCACGCCACCCACAGCTCCATCCAAACCACCACGCCTTGATGACGAGGATTGACCATGAGCATATTTAACCCATACGTTATTCTCGGCGTCATCATGGCTATGGCGCTTTCGTTTTTTGCGGGGCACCATCAAGCCTACAAAGAACAACTCATTGCTGTGCAAGCCGCCCAAGCGGAAGAAGCCAAAAAGCAAGCCAGCATGAAAGACGCCGTAGCCGATAATCGTGTCAAACTTATCAAAGGAGAGGCCAATGCCCAAGCTGAAAATGTTCGCCTTAAGTCTGCTCTTGCCACTAGCGAGCTGCGGCTTTCTATCGCCTCCCGTCAGCTTCAAACCAGCGCAGATACCGGAACTCCCGCCGGAGCTGGCGACCAAGCGCGATGCGACATTGACCCAGAGGCTGCTCAACGAATTGTCACCATCACCCAAGACGGAGACTCAGCAATCCGGCAACTCAACACCCTCATCGACACCTACAACCAAGTGAAGGAGAAACAGAAATGATTGAAAACTGGAACGCATCTTTTGAGCACGTCATCAAGTCCGAAGGTGGCTATGTCAACGACCCCGCCGATCCCGGTGGTGAAACCAATCTGGGTGTGACCAAAGCGGCTTGGGGCGAGTACCTCGGTCGGGCGGTGGAGCATGGCGAGATGCACGAGCTGACCAAAGAAATCGTTGAGCCCTTCTACAAAGCCAACTACTGGGACAAGTGCCAGTGTGACTCACTCCCCGCCGGGCTGGACTACGCAGTGTTTGACTTTGCCGTCAATGCAGGGATCAAGCGCTCGGCCAAGTTCTTGCAGCAAGCCGTCGGGGTTCCGTCGGACGGAGCGATTGGCCAAGGCACCGTTGCAGCCGCGCAGGAGGTCAACCCCCAAGAAGCGATTGCTGCATTCAGCCAAGCCAAGAAAGACTTTTACAACGGTCTGGCCGAGAAGAATCCCAGCCAGCACAAGTTTTTACATGGTTGGTTGAGCCGAGTGGACCAAGTAGAGCAGACCGCCACAGCTATGGCTTAATTTGGCGTTTGATGGGAAAATCTAGGTATGCCATTACAGAAACTGAAGTTCCGCCCCGGTGTCAACCGTGAAGCTACGACCCTTGCAAACGAGGGCGGCTGGTTTGACTGCGATAAAGTACGTTTTCGTTCTGGCTACCCAGAAAAAATTGGCGGTTGGGTTTTGGATACCGGCAAAGATGCTGCTACTTTGCAGCCCCCTGCCGGTGCGTATTGGGGTGTTTGTCGAACGCTTTTTAACTGGGTGACAACAACTGGCTACAACTTGCTGGCTTTGGGCACTAACCTGAAGTACTACATTCAGAGCTCGACTGGGGGCTACCTGAACGACATCACACCGATTCGTTCCACCTTAACTTTGTCTAGCCCATTCACAACAACTGCAACTTCATCTAAGGTCAATGTTTACGCTGCTGGACATGGTGCTCAAACAGGGGACTTTATTACGTTTTCAAGCGTATCGGCGGGTTCAGGTAACGTTACGACTGCTATCTTAAATAGCGAATTTCAAATTACATACGTTGACTCCAACAACTTTTCTATTACCGTTCCAGTTGTAGCTAACACAAGTACATCAAACTTTGGCGGCGCGGGCATTTCCGCTGTGTTTCAAATCACCACGGGCAACACAATCTTTACCTACGGCACAGGCTGGGGCGCAGGGGCTTGGGGCGGTACAACCACTGGCGTGGCCACCACAACTTTGAACGGATCAATTACAAACAGCGCAACCTCTATTGTGCTGACGTCAGCTTCTGGGTTTCCAACTACTGGTACCGTGCTGATTGACAACGAACTCATCACGTATAGTGGAGTGAGCACTAACACGCTTACAGGCTGTAC